ACCCAGTACTAGACCGAGAGTCTTGGAACTAGGAGTCTTCTCCTTAGGAGGATCTTCATCCTCGGCCTTAGCCTTCCTGCCCTTAGTCAAAGGTACAACATCCTTGACAAGGTTCCCTAAGCTGTTTACAGCCTGGACCAATTGCGTCGTCTCACTTGTCATAGAACAAGGTTGGGACGTAACAGTCGAGGAATTCTTCAACTTCTGGAGCTCCCTGGCTTTTCTTCGGCGTTTTCGCCTCTTCCGTGAGGAAGACCGACTCCCTTTTGGAGAGGTATTCTTCATAGCAAAGTCTGAGGATCTCTCGGAGTTCTGATCTCCTGCGGTGTCGTTTATCTCGGTATTCATTAGAATATCTCCTAACATAAGTTTGAGCTAGATCAGTAGGTTTGTTTGACCTACGTAATGAGGGCATAAGGGGAATATCAACCCCGAGTTGTCGTGAAACCCTTCCGGGTTTACCCAAGTAGGGGAGTTCCCCCCAAGGGTTCGGTACTTTTCCGACATCCAACAATCCGCCCATCATCCGAAGGTAATCTGGCATAAATTTCCAGATTCCTTGCTCAGGCTGGGGAGATAGATCACCCTGTGGAAGCTTTATGACCTCACCTTTCATCGGTGGAAGGCCGAGGTTCTCGGTCCTCGTTTTCACAAGTCCGATTCTCTGTTTTAGGTGACGGGCAGTGACTGGATGAACCAAGTCAAAGCCCTGAATACCTAAACCACCTACCACCTTAGGGAGAGAGCCTAAAACATAGAAGGCTTCTCTATCAGAGATTAACCGGTATACTGAATCTCCAATTATGGAGCGATACGAATGGAAGAGGGCAGGCAACTGAGTCCCGCCTAACATAGTCCACCGTATCGGGGTTATATCAACACCCTTCAGTATGATCTTACCGGCAAACTCAGCAGCATCACCATTCAAACACTTATGATCCGATATTGGGACATTGTAGTCGCGGGCAAACTCGAGATATAAATCTCTTACTCGCCTATCTGCAATAACCACATCATCACCAAGGACCCTAAA